AGTAGATGCTGTTCCATCCTCTACTACTTTAACTTTAACTACTGTCTTTGCAGTAACCACAGCTGTAGGAATAATCCCTGTCTCCAAGGTGAGTAACCCTGTGTTCTTGGCATCTCCTTCTTCGACATATTCCTTACCTGTGCTGTGTCCTATGCTTAACTTGGCTGTAGTTCCAGTGGTCCAAGCCTCTGTAACCCTGGCCGACAAGCTGAGAATAGCCTGGCCGGGCTGCAGTGTTAAAAGTTCGACACCAGCAGCTAGCCCTGTGGTTTTGTGGTTAATGCGAAACACTTTGGTTTTAAGGACGGGTTCGTCTGCAGAAGCTACGACGACTTCTTCACCCTTTTTGCCTACAGCAACAACTCTATTACCGGATACTTTATCGAAGTGAGTGTAACCCATTTAGGTAGCCCCCTTTTTAATTTTTGGTAGGAGAGAGCAGCCAGGGGTGGGACCACTCTCGTGAGCACTCTCTCCTACCCAGAACCTAACAAATCAAGCACCGCCGTTAGGATCAGAGCCTAAGATCCACATCCAGTCTGACCAACCGCACTCGTAACGCATATACGCACGGAACTTAGCGACCAGAGTGTCGAACTCTTCTTCCTGGGCGAACTCTAAAGCAATCCTGTCGAACCAGTTAAGGAACATCTTGGAGAACTTAGAGTCAATTAAGAACCACGCATCAGGATTAGTAAGATAATCCCAGACAATTAAACGATACTTACCTTGGTGAATGTTTGGGTTATTGTCAGCAGTATCAATCTTCTTGTCCGATTGTATTAACTCCCATGCTACCTCTTCTAAGTCCACAGGAACCAGTAGAGTGTCGGGCTGCACTAGAATCTTGCCACCCCGGTCGTCTACATAACCCCTCATGTGGTTCTTAGCTTCCTGGAGCGACTCGTGAGACAGAGCTTTGGTGAGCATATTACTTCTATGCTCAATACCTTCAGCACCACCAGTGTCGATGTACGCCTTAGACGGATGCTGAGTAGAGCACAAAGCAACTCCGTCCCCACCTACATGATCGCTGCTAAAAGCATTATTAAACAAAGCTGCCCCGTCAGTTTCCCTACGCCTCTGTGCCGAAATAGCCAGCCCAGCCGGGCGCTTATTGATGATACTATACATATCATCGTCGTAGAGCTTACGCTCAATCCTAAACCCCTTCGCAAACTCCGGGAACTCATAGATCTTCGAGAACCCTTCGTAGGGACGATCGTACTCCACAGTTCCTTCAAACTTAGGGAAGTCTCCCATAGTTCCAATCGACTGATCCTTCTCGAAGGGATTGTTAGTAGTTTGGACATTGTATAACTCGGCAATCATCGACGGAATCTGGTCGTAGGTTTCGTAGAAAATCTTCCTAAGGCCGGGCTCCAGAAGACTGCCAAAGTTCTCTCTCCTTGCTGTAGACATCTAATTCACCTCACTTTAATTTAAATTAAATTAACTAACAGTACTAACAGTACTCAAAGCCAATGCACAACTATTAAATGCTACCTTAACTGTTTCAGATTCCTCATCAATCCCTACAACAGTAAGCGGATAACCCGCAGCCGGGGTAGTTGCAACGTCAGCTCCAGTAGCGGTTGAGTCTATTTTTAGATTAGCCCCCAGGTAAGCGTTGTTACTGTCCCCAGTAGCAGGAGTCTTAAATACCATACCCGGAGTAATCCAAAACGCTCTTACGTCTGCGCCAGCTGCCACAGACTCCATAAGGATAACCGCAGCGTTCAAGTCATCAGCGGCAGCCTTAGTGAGAGTCCCGTCTGTGTGGAACTTACACACTTCACCGTAAGCCCCAGCCTCGCCAGACTTCATTTTAAACTTACTCAAGTCTTTAGGAGGAGCTACCTCAATAGATCCACCCATCACGTTTGCTACGATTTGAAAAGCCACTTCTTTCACCTCACTTGTGATCTAATTAAGTCCTGCCCAGCTCTTTGAGCTGTTTGTAATAATCCTGGTAGCTCAAGTTCATCTTCCGAGCTACTCGTTTTTGCGCTGGAGTTAGCTTGCCTACTACGTCCTCCGTATTGCTGGCAGCGTCCCCAGAACCCTCTAGCTTCTTACGTCGTTGAGCCTGTTTCTTGGCTACTGTTTGTGCTTGAAAGTGCTCTTGCAGATGAGGTCTTAGTACAATCGCTGCAGCGTCTTGGAGCGGGAGCCCTAGCTCATCCGCTTTGTCTTCGATCTCATCTTGGTATTTCTCATAAAGGACTCCGAACTCCTTTCTAGCCTCAGCTTCCTGCGTTTTGAGAATCTTAGCAGTCCGGTCGTCCTCAAGTAGCCCCTCGATTCTATCCAACCGCTGCTCCATAGGATTAACTGCTGGAGTCGTACCAGGCTGCAACGGCGTAGTTGTTCCGCTTAGACGATTTACAATTTCTCCAGGCGCTACCTGGGTTTGCTGAGACACCATTTGTCCGGCTTGCAGATAAGGCATCGCTTCCTCGACAGTTTTAAATCCAAGTCTGCGTGCGAACTTTCTCTCCCACTGGGCGTGCTTACGTTTTAGCACACGATCAAAATCGTCTTGGGTAAGGTAAGTTTCCTTTTCTTCTTCACCCTCAGGCCCTACTCCACCCTCAGCTGACTCCTCACCCTCGCCCTCGCGGGTCTCCTCGTCCTCAACAAACTCTTCCTGATCCTCATAAAAATCGTCTCCCATTGTTACTCCTCCCGGTTTTAGCCCGTCGGCTTTAATTTCCGTTTATAGCCCGTCGGCTTTAATTTCCGTTTATAGCCCGTCGGCTATCTATGTGTTACTGTGGCATAGTTCTTTCTCCAATACGTTCCCCCTGCTCTATAGCTTCTTGTCCCTCCATTCGTGCGATGATGGCCTCCCAATTAGGGAAGTTGACTGCTTCTAATGCAGCTTGTCGGTCTATGAGTCCTATTGAAAAGAACTCCTTAGACTGCTCATATAGTAGTGCCTGACTGTAGGGAACGGACGGTCCTACTTTTACTTCTACATCGAACTCTGGAAACTTTAACTCGTCGAACATACGTTCTGCTTCTCCTGGAACCACAGAACCCTCCTCGTCGAACTGAACCATTCCTGCCTGAACCCCTCGTGCAAGCATTACCGGGTCCAAGGCTCCTCTTACGTCTAACGTTGTGGGTTCCTCAGCTCCAGCCAATCTAACCTGCCTGGGCTCATCATAGAACTCAAGCATAAGCGAGTTGGACTGTTGCACCAGTTCGCTAAGAGCTGCGCCTAAATGCTTTGTCTTCTGTCTAACACGGATGTTGGCAGCCTCTTGCAAAGCGATGATTGCAGATGCAGCTCGGACACCACTGGGCTGCCTACCCTGAACCACATCGTGGATTCCTAAGAGTTGCTCCATCATAAAGATAAGCCTCTCCATGTGCTCCGGGATATGCTGTGGAATAGGTACCCCTGGTATCCTCTCCACACCACCGTTGTAGGTCCAAATAATCTGTCCTGGGTTGTTATCAAAGATCCAGGAGTCCTCTTCGTCAAGCCCAGAAGCCATCTTACTTACAAGCCACTGTGCATTACCCATAAGCCTGGTATTATCTATAATCTGAGCTTCAAAAGCATTGATTAGCCTCTGGAGTGTTTCTGCTACCTCAATCTCTCCAAAGCCCCAGAACTCTTTATCTCCAGGGTAGTCTACGTACTTTGCGAAGGGAAACTTATTGTGCCTGTAGATGGGCTCTCCGTCGGTATACTCCCCACCGATTACATCTAGCACCACACTACCAGCGTAGTACATCACACATACATTACCAGCTTCGTCTCTAAACCAGTACTCTTTAAGCGTAGCAGGTTGCTCCATCTTAGCGGTGTCTCTTCCCTCAAGACCCTCAGACTCTGCCCAATCCTGATCAGGTACAACGAGGTAACCTTTCTCCGGCCACCTTCTTACGAAGTACTCCAGACTCTTAGGCACAGCTGTGAAGCAGTAGTCCATATCCTCTATCTCGTATGCTCTAGGATCGTGATAGAAATTCATTGGGTGGACTACATTGTAAACAACATCTCCCATACCATCCCACATATCAGGGTCCCATATAGTTTTGAATATTGCAGTGCCGTATTTTAGAGCGTATAACGTAGCCTCCGCTACCTTGGACTCCTGCATTTTATTTGTAGACCACAGATGCTCCTGTCCTGCAGTTAGTTTCTGTGCAAGTAACTTGTCGCTGGCGTACCTCCTTGGCCTGATTAAGAACTCAGGATACGTATCGGTTATTCTAGGCAGCACTGCTTGGATCATCGACAGCACCAAGTTGATCACAGGAGTAGATCTATCGTCTGGAACCGACTCTAACCATTGCTGCCCCCGGTAAATCTTATCAAAGTCTTTCCACTTAGTATGCAAAGGCTTACCAGTGAAGTCTACTTTACCAGCATTAGAGATCTCCCACCTATCCTTTGCTGTTTGCAGAAGCTCGTTCTCCTTAGCAGTGTTAGACTTCAACTGATCTTTGTCTTTAACCTTATCCCACTGCTTCTTTAACCAAGGAACTGCAGCCATCTTAGCACCTCACAGCTCCCGTATACGTGCTGCGCATACGGGATTTTTTATTTCTTTTGTCTTCCAAAATACTAGGGTGAACAAAATCTTTCTTCTTCTTCTTCTTTGCCACAGGCTTAGCCGATCTTGGAGGTCTGTGGGCTTTAACAATATCTAACTGATCTGCCATAGCATCAGCCAGGTCCGTAGTCCCAGCAAAGGGAAACTTCAGTAACTCCCATTTAATTTTCTGAGCCAGGTCATAAGGCTTACCTTTAGCAGAGTAAGGTTGCTTTTCAATACGACGGGGCATATAAAACTCATTTTTTATACGTGGAACTAATCTGAGTATTCTCTCGTCCTTGCTCATACTGCGCCGTTTAATCGGTTCTATAGCAAAGAACAACCCGGTTTCTAGCATCATCCTCTCGAATGTGTATACATACAGCTGCTGAAAGCCTATTGACTCAAACCCTACAGGTAGCAAAAACCTTCCCTTTTTCTGCCAGTTCCTTACTGTATCGAACACTGCTTCGGGCAGCTCTGCTGCGCTCAGCTTCTCTCCCACACCGTCTAAGAGATACATCCTGTTGTGCTCGTCGTAGCCACAGACGATTATGGCAGAGTTACATGCGGTGTCCTCTGTAGAGATAGCAGGGTCTACCGTTATACAAATATCTAACGTAGACAACCATGTATCACTAATAACATCGAGCGGTTTAAACCACTCTTCTTGAAACTTTTGACTATCAGCTGGAGTTGGATCGAGGAGATACTGTGCTCCAAATTCATAAGGTCCTTTGGCTTCGAGCAGCTGCTGAAGAACTGGCGTAGAGAACTCTTCCGGAAATATAGGATTGTCTATAGCTGTCGGCGTTACTGAAATCATCCACTCTTTATCCTGTCCTGGAGTATCCTTGGCACGCTCTATAGCGTCTCTTAACTGTCCTTTTACAACATGTTTGGGCACGCTGTATGTCGCTTTGTGCCCAAACTCGTCGATAATCCAGGAGTATAAATCGAGGTGAGACCACCTGGTACCGATCATTAGTAGCGTTCCATCTGGATCTAATAAGTCAAGTAAGTCCTTAAAGTAAAGTATAGACTTTTCTA